GCCGAGCGCGGCCTCGCCGAGATCGTCGCGCACGTCGATGGCATCGCCCCACCAGCCGCGCGGGTCGCCATCGCACAGTTCGTAGAGCGGCTGCGACGGATCGATGCGACGGTCGGTGAACAGCGCCAGCGTCACCGCCGTCGCCAGGCCGGCGCGCGACGACAGGCCGCCGTGATTGTAAGGCTCTCGGCCGTCGGAGAGCTGCCAGTCGGCCAGCCCGCGCTCGGCGTCCCACACCGAATCCCACAGTGCATGAAAATCCGGCGCGCAGGCCTCATCGGTGCGAATGGTGATGTCCGCCATCTCAACCGACCTTTGCCTTGACGTTGATCGACGGACCGCTGTCGGTCAGAACGAAGTCATAGACGCCGTCCGAGCCGTCGCCGCCGAGATAGACCATCTCGCCGTCGGCCGGCTTGACCGTCACCTTGCCCTGCTTGGCCGCGATCACGATGCCGTCGGCGCCCTTGGCGAACACCACGTTGCCCTTGTCGTCGTAGAGCACCGCGGTGCCGGCGGGAGAGCCTTTCGGCCGGTAGTCCTTGTGCTCGAAGCCGATGCCGATCAGGCGATCGGAGCGGCCGCCGAGCGCGAGGAAAAGGCCTTCGGAGCCCGCAGGCGGGTGCGAGGAGAAGCCGTGCGGCTGCGCGCGGTAGACATCCTCCGGCTGATCGCCCTTGAGACCGATCAGCTTTTTCATGATCTGCTGCGCGGCGCTGTCGTCGATCTTCTCGACGCGGGCGCGGCGCAGCGTGCCGATAGTGCTGTGGCGGTTTTCCGGGAAGCCGTCGAACATCACTTCTCGCTCCCGGCGTCGCTCGACCAGGCCTCGCCGGCCTTGCCGCCCTTGGCGCCCTTGCCGCCGAGCGCGCGCGGATCGACCAGCGAGATGACGCTGAGCGAGCCCTCGTTGCGGTCCTGCGAAAACGTCACGGTCTCAACCGCCATATCCTGCTGCACGGCGAGAAACGGACTGTCGGTAAAGATCAGCCAGCCCGGCCGCCACAGCGTGCCGCCGTCGTCGCGGAAGCCCTGCACGGTCGCGTTGGCTTTCAGGCTGTTGCCGGCCTCGCGATCACGATGGGATTCGGCGCGGCGCTTGGCGCGCTTTTTATCGGTGTCGCCATCCTGCGGCACGATGATAGGACGGTAGCGTCCCATCTGCGCGTCGCGCGCCAGACCTTCGATCTCCAGCGCATCCGGGCCCGAGCCAAACGGCCGCTGGCCGCGCACGATGACATCGCTGTGCCGCTTGGAATAATCGTGATCGGCGTCGCCTCCGAGCATATTGACGCCCTCGACGATGGCGCCGGCGTGCCGGCCTTGGCCTGCCCTGGTGATCAGGATCGTGCCGTCGGCCTGGCCGACCGGAAACACGCCCTGGTCGCGGCACAGCCGCTCCACCACCCGATAGCAGCGCTCGCCCGGTGTGACGCGCGCGACCGGCACCTTCTCGAGGCGTTGATCGGTGCGGATGCCGACGCCGAACTTGTCGAGCTCCCGGCCGATCTCGTCTGGCGTCTTATCCTTGAAGTGGCCGGTGTCATGCACGGCGCTGGAGTCGATGAAGTCCTGCGATTTCGACCGGCCGGAAATCGACACCTCCGCGGTCTCGTGGCCGTAGATCTTGGGCTGGTAGCGGTCGACATAACCCTTGCAGGCGAGGTCGCCGTTGAAGTAGATCGCAACCTCGGTGCCGGCGCGGAACGCCCACGCCGTCGCCAGCGCACCGGGCTCGGCGGCGGCATCGATCTGAAACGACAGCGCGCCCTCCTGAAACGACGAGCGCACCATGACCCGGCGCCACGCGGTCCAGAGCTGGCCGCCGGCCAGCACCGACACAACTTCCGGCCCCATGGCTCACCTCGCCAGCGCGGTAATCGTCAGCGGCATGAAGGACGGATGGCGCACCGCGTTGCGCGCCACCAGCTCGGCCGCACGCAGCGGGTCCTGATAGAGCCGCCAGGCGAGATAGAGCGAGGGCAGGCTGCGCGCGCTCGACACCGTGACGACCGGCGCGAGATCGTTGATGACGCGCGACAGATAGTCGATCACCTTGCCGCGCAGATCGTCGATCGCAAGATAGAGCGGAGCCTGATCGGCGCCGGTGGTGTCGGCGGCTTCCGCCTCGAACACGCCGGCGACGGCCGCGCGCGCGGCGACGCCGTCCGGCCGCGCCACATAGCTGCGCCGGAGCATGGCTTCGCTGTAGGCCACCAGCGCCGCCAGGCGCATCGTCCGCGCCGCGGCGGCGGCGTTGGCCTCGGCGCGGCGCGCCGTCGGCGTGAGGCCCATGTCCGGCGAGATTGGCGCGAAAGCCGCGATCAGGTCGCCCATCGCAGCGACCGCCGAATCCGGCGGCAACGCATCGGCGAGCGCGCGCGTGGCGGCGACCAGTTCGGCGGCGAGCGTTGCTGCGCTCTCGGCGCTGCCGGTTTCCGGCGACAGCGCATCCGGCGCATCGGTGACGATCGCCGCGATGCGGTCGCGCAACAGCGCCGAGGCAGCCGGCTCGACGCGGTAGGACGAGCGCACCACGTCGAGCGAGGCGGCGGCGTCCGACACGCCGTCGACCGCTGCCGCAGCGACGTAATCGACCTCGCCTTCGATCGACACCGCCGCAGCGAAGACATCCGCCAGGATGGCGGCGAGCGCATCGGCCGCGACGAAGGCGAGGTTGATCGCGAGCGGCACCGAGATCAGCGCGTGCGCGGCGCCGTCGCGGACGAATTTGACCTCGAAGGCGAGATAGCCGAGCTTGTCGCGCTCGTGGTGGCGGCGGAAGGTCTGGCACTGCACCGTGACCGGGCCGGAGGTCGGCAGCACCAGCGTGCCGGCCCCGCGCAGGGTCAGCACCCGCTTGAGCGAGGCCTCCTGCGCCTCGAGATCGTCGCCGGAGACATAGGCGGTGCCGGAGAAAAACCGCGGTGCCTCGCCCATATCCTCGACGAACGGCACGTCGCGGTGCGGGAATTTATGAACGACCTGATCGCGGCCGCCTTCCTCGTCGTCCGTCTCGAACCAGAACGGCACGCCTTTATAGGAGGCGGCCCACAGCGTCGACAGCCAGTCGCGGCAATCCGCCATCGTCACGCCTCGTTACTCGTTGCTTGCGGCGTCCGGCGCCGAGCGGCCGGTGGAGCCTGCGGTGCCGGTCGCGGCCACGCCGGTGGAGCGGATCGCGTTGATCCTGCTGTCGATCCGTGCGTCGACCGTGGTCATGAAATACGCCGACGGCATCACGGTGATGTTGCCGGTCAGCGTCGCATTGCCCTCGACCTCGGCCTTGACCGGCTGCGAGGCCTGCGTCGGCGGCAGCCCGAACCGCTCGCGATCCTCGTTGAGGGCGCGGCGGATGGCATCGAGACGCGATCCGCCACGGATTTTATTGAGCGCTTCACCGCCGGTCAGGCCGAAGGTGCCTTCCTGTTCCTTGGCCTCGCGATAGGCCGCCAGGCCAGCAACGACGCCTGCACCGACCGCTACGGCCGGCAGGAACGGTACGGCACGCGCACCGGCGGCGGCAATCTTGCCAAACATGCCGCCACCCGCACCGGCCGCAGCGCCAGTTGCTGCGGCGCCGGTCGCGGTGCCAGCAGCCGCCTGGGTGGCGGTCTGCACACCATTGGCGACCACCATCTTGCCGGCGGCGGCCGTCAACGCCGCAGCGCTCTGTGTCAGCGCGCCGGCAGCGACGTTCAGGGCCGCGGTGCCGGTGAACCATTGATAGATGCCCTTGGCCGCCATGACGCCGCCGGCCACAGCGGCCCCGCCAATCGCCGTAGTACCGATCGCCATGCCGATCTTCTGACCGCGATCGCCCTCGCTAAAATTCTTTGCGAAGGTGCCGAGCGCGCCGGACAGCGCATTGAGCGAGGAGGTGGCCAGCGGAAACACCGGGTCCGACAGCGCGGCGGCGGCATTCTTGAGCTGCGAGATAAAACCTTCGGCGGCGACGAACGGGTCACGGCCCGGCAGTTCACCGGCGGCGTCCATGCCAGGAGATTTTTTTTGTTGAGCGTCCTTGCCGCGGTACTGCTCGCCCTGCAGGATCAACTTGCCGAACAGGTCGGCGACGGTGCGATTGGAAAACGCCTTCGCTAGAAAGGCCGTGACCGCAGCCGCATCGTTTAGATTTACCCCGCTTTTTTCCATTGCTGGCATCAGTCGACGCCAAGCGTAATAATCCGGATCGCTCTGAAGCAATCCAGCGTCGACAACACGGCCACGCTTGTCTCGCAACCCAACTTGCTGCTGGAACGCCTTTGACTGCTTGGTGGCGCGACCACCGATCACTTGCGACTGCAGCGACGCAAGCGCTGTACCGACCTGCGGCGCCCCCATATCCTGAATAAGCCCAGGCACGGTGCTCATCAGGAAGCGGTCCGACAGCGCCAACCCCCCTGAGCGCGATTGCTTCGCAACCTGAAACACAT